CTGTAACCCTAGACTTATTTCCAGACAGCGGGGCAATGGTCCATTCCCGGCACTTGTATTTCTTTTCACCACCCCATATTTTGCAAAAGTTCCAGAGAAAAAAAGTGGCATAGTTTCGTCTAAAAAAAGCGTCTATTTCTTCTATTTCGCTGTCATCCCGATCAAATGTTATGCTCCAATCTTCCTGTATGGAATTTATGCCGTCAGGGTATTCCTGTTCATATCCATTGCCGAATTTAATGGACTTCATCCGCGGTTGAATATTTTTCTTTGCGGAATAGGTCGGTTGAAAAATAAATGTTTCAGCCATTATATAAAGCGCCCCCATAACGTTTTTGTTCTGATATAATGCCTATTACTTCGTGCCTTATGGCCTTTGCTATTTTATTCGACAAACCTTCTCTGTCTTGTTCTGTTCCGCCGGCTCCACTTGTTACCGTGATGTTGTTGGTTATATTAATTTCTTTATTACTACCGGTGGTTGTTTCCACACCAAGGTTGCCGCTCGGCATTCTGGTGAGCGGCATGATAGCCTCGGAACCCGCTTCACCCATGAGCCCAACTCCCTTCGCAAACGGGAAAATAGTCGGACTGTCCACTATTTTGTTTGAGTAAGAGGAAATGCCTGGACCGGTAAAAACATTGCCCTGAGCTGACGGGATAAGACTAAAGCCCCACTCAAGCGCCTTGGTCACGCCCTGTTGGATAAGCATTTGTGATCCCATTTTGCCGAAAGATAGAGCCATACCACCGAATGTTTTTTCTGACTGATAGAGCATATCGTTGAGAGACGCCGAGAAAACAGCAGCCCAACCCATTGTCGCGGATTTAGCGTCTTCGACAAACTTATTTTCGCTGTCTGCCATTTTATCGAGAGTTTCCTTCTGATATTCCTCGCGCAGTTCAAACTTTTTCTGCCATGGATCCATCGCCGTTGAATTTGATGCCTCAACGCCGTTCATGCCCATAATTTTCAGGTTGGTAGTTTGCATTCTCTCGGCAATCTCGGCCGTTCGTTGCGCTTCTTTTTGTCTCGTTTTATCAAGACTCTTGAAGTATTTGTTTACCGCGGCGTCGAGTTTGTCATACTGCCCAATGAGAATATTATTCCCGTTGGTGTCGGGTGGCGGTGGCTCGTTGTTCCCGCCGTTGAACTTATACGGGGCAAGCCTGTCTTCTAGTTGTCCTTTTGGTGCCTCCCTGTTTTTGTCGTATTCCTCCCGAAGTTTTTTTGCAGCCTCTTTTTGAGCGGCATAAGAATCAAGCGACGCTTGTCTCTCCGCAAGAATGGCATCAATTGAAGACAACCTTGCATTGTCGATAATTCCTTGTTCTTTTGCTATCCTTTCAGCAAGAGTCGTCCTGTCTGTGGGATCGGTAAAAGAAGTTTTGAGTTGCGTCTTAAACGCTTTTGCATAAGCAAGCACCTTGTCAAACCCCGACACGACCTCAACGGTCATAAGACCGATAAACGCCCTTACATTAACCGGGAACTCACGGAACGCATCGGTCAACAAATCAACTACCTTCCCCCCATCAACTCCAAGATTCCCAAAAAGGCCACCAACAAAACTGATAGTATTATCTAAATCCCGCCCCCAACCTTTCCACAACCCGGCATTAGCACGCAAGTTGGCCTCAAGCTGGCTTGACGCTATTTGAGCGTTTAACCCTTCCAAGGCACCAATACCAACACGAACACCGTCTGCGATAACATCACCAATGCCAGCACGGCTGATATTCAGATAGACCTTGTCCCACTCATCACCCAAGTTCGAAAGCGCACCGTCAAGCGTGTTCATGCGGTTGAGCATGGCGTCGCCAAAATTGGTTTCACCCAATTTTATGAGGTATTGCTCAATCTCGGCCGCATTTTTGCCTACTGTCGTGGTAATGCCGCGAAAGGTAAAGGCCACCTTGTCACCCTCGGACGACGCCTTGATACCAAACTCCTTAAGACGCTCGAACTCACCCGTGACGGCATCCGCAACCGCTTCAACCATCTGATTCAGATCCTTACCGAGAGCGGAACTTGTGTTGCCGTAGCTGGCCAACGCTCGTTCGGAAGGATCAAGGCCAAAGTTAACCAGCTTGATGAAGGAATCCGTTACCTGAGCCAGATCATACGGTGTTCTCGTGGCAAAATCCTGGATCGCTTCAAACGCTTTTTCTGATTCCTCGGCACTCCCGGTTGCAGTTATCAGCCCGGCTGATATTTTGTCAAACTCCCGAGTTATCGACACAAGTTTATGTGCACTCATCCCGACAAAGACGCCGGCCATTGCACCGGAAAGCATAACAGCAGACCGGCCCATACCGCCGAAAGAAGAACTTACCTGACGTTCCGTTCTCCTGGCCTGTCTTTCAACGCCCCGTAGGTCATCACCAACATTTCTTATAGCCCCGTCACCTACCGACCGAGTAGAAAGGACAATGTTGAATCTGTTTTCGCTCATTCCGACACCCAATCAAAAAGCGTTTACATGCTGTTTTAAGAGCATTTTTATCTGACCCATATCACTCCAGTATTCCAGCGTGAAAGCATCACCAGCAAAAGGAAACCCCGCTTCGGCAAGCAAAACCGACTGATACAATGAAACGACATATTCAGACGGTCGATAATCCCGAATCTCACAGACAGCACAAACGGCGCTGAGGTAAGCGCCGTTGCTTTTTGCACACTCAGTTTTCTTGGCCGATGTACAACCGCCTTCAAGGAACCTTGCAAATTCCTCGGCTAGATTGAAGGCGGGCTCTGCTCCAAAGGGGCAACTGCTTCCTCGAACTCCCCAACCACCTCAACCCGTGCATCCATGACGGAAGTGCCTTCAAACACATGCTCGGCAAACCGATCAATAACAGTTGGCGCATATTCATTTAACGTTTCCTTCCACTCGGGCAGGTAATCAGGATCTTTGGGATCGGATGAAAACGCTTTCCCATTAATACCAAAACTCCCTTTCTTGAAGCCGGTCATAATCTGCAAGCCGAACTTCAACCTGGTTGCATGGACATTTATTTTGACCGTGGATCCTTCGCGCAGGAAAAGGCTGGCTTTATACGAAACGACCTCTGCATTATTGGGCACCCGGTAAAAGAATTCGTGCACATCTCCAGAGACGGAATCACGTATGGAGACGATATTCTTATTGGCTTTTAGATCTCTCATTTTCCACCTGTTCTTTATTTTTTTATCATACATGGATAATACTTAAATTGAAATCGATGTTCACTTTACGCTGCCATTATTTCGGCAGGTACCTCTGGACAGCTGCATCTATAGTTGTGCTGATAACTCTAGCAGTCATGCGGACTCCAGCCATTTTCAGGTCATGCTCTATCTTCTGCATAGCCACCTTCTTTTTCTCTGTCCCCGGAACACCAAGCATATCCGCCTCAACTATCAGGACAGTTTCCTTAGCGGCTTGTATCAGTATCTTGCCGCCCTCAGTACATAACTCCATGATAAGCGGCCTCAAAAATTCAAACACGCCACTGAACAAAAACTTTATTTTATCCATCGTTTCACGCTCCGTATAATTTGTTCAATCCATTTACTCCAACCTGGTTTAAGGCTGAAGCTCCTGCTGACCTTTAAGGGTAATCTTTTTTTCTGTCGTAATTCGTCCAGATATGACATTTATCAGCACCAGTATTCCGCCTAAGATTTGCAATACTAAATCCTTCACTTCTTCCGTGATAACCAAGTCGGGAAGCTGCCATTTTGCCAGGGCGATAACCCCGGCCAGGATAGCCGTCAAGTAATTGGTCAGCTCAGTTCCGGCTTTCCACTTTGCAGGGTCTTTGATAATATTTCCTGCTTGATATGCTTTGTAAATCTCTGGTATATTTAACATTTACTTGCTCCTGTCCGTTCAACAATTCGCTCCATTTCGATTTCAGCCTCAATTTTCGTATCAAATCCCCGGCCAACCGGCTCCTCTCGTCGCTGGTTGACGACCACGTAGTATTGATAGTTTGTTGGGTTTAGCCAGATTCTGAGTGTCATTTCATTACTCTACAGCCCGAGCTTTGCCCGCTCGCCTCGTCCCCATTGTCGCACACCCTCGACGAAGCTACCAAATTTTGCCATTTCGTCCATCTCTCCAGGCTCAGGGGTGTACATGCCGGTTGAGGCACCCACACCTATGCGGGCAAAATACATCTCGTCGTCAATTGAGTACATGGACCTGATGGTGTCGATCATCCGATTGCTGATCAAGGCGACGTGTGGGGACGCGAGCTTGATTCTGTCGCGCAGATCGGCGGTCAAGTCCACCGGCTGCAGGCTTCCTGCTATTTGTAGCGGCTGATCGGGAAGCACTAGCCCGTCGGGTACGGAAACATAAGTAACCCCGTCCAGTGTGCACAATTCAGTGCATCGTTGCTCGTTGTCCTGTCCAGTATCCGGTTCTATCAGGGTGTAAGTGGTGTGTTGATCGAAAAACTTTTGGTAGCTGATTATAGAGGGCATGGTTGTTCCTTTTGGTGTAGTTGATAAGATACTTGCGCGAGTGAGTTTTCCCGGCATGGCCGATAATGGAAATCACCGAGGCAAGGGCGCTTCGCTTTACCGCCTGCCGGTGATTGTAGAGGCTGCGGCGCCTGATAAAGCGCTTTGATGCCCAGGTGCGATAGCCGACAAAGTTCAACCCTCGCCTGGTTTTGGCGATTGTCGACCTCGATAGTTCGAGATTGAGCGTTGTGCCAATGAAAGATATTATCCGCTGCCGATACTCAACAGCCTGCTGCCGTGTGATCCCAAAGAGCACAAAATCGTCAACGTACCGGCAATATTTTTTAACGCCAAGCTCTCTTTTTATAAAGTGATCAAGCGGGTTGAGGTAGATAAGGGCATATAGCTGCGACAGCAGGTTGCCGATAGGGATACCGACAGGTTCGTCGTGCTGGGTAAAGGCCATCATCAGTTCGACGAACCGGCGATCTTTTATCTTCAACTCAATCTGTCGGCGCAGGATGTCCCGGTCAATACGGTAAAAAAACTTGCGGATGTCCAGCTGCAGGGTATAGCTGTCCGTGTAGCTTTCCTGTAGCGCCTTCTGCGCATAGTCTGCCGCCTTATGGGTGCCGAAGCCGACCCGACAGGCGAAGGACTGGTCGATAAATGTCCGCTCAAAAATCGGTGAGATGACCCGGTAGATGGCGTGCTGCACGACACAGTCGCGAAACGCCGGGGCAAATATTATCCTCGTTTTTGGTTTGTGGACCACGAATTTGAAATAGCTTCTTGGCTTATATGTGCCGGCGTGCAGTTCTGTATATAGTGCGTCCAGCTGTGCCCCAAGATTTTTTTCGAAAGAGAAGCAGGCTCTCTTGCCGCGTTTGCTTCTCGCGGCATCATAAAACCCGTCAAGCAGGGCGCGACGGGTAAAGGCCACTTCAAACAACCTTCCGTGCCGCATCATGACAAACTACCTGTACCCTGACGTTCGCTCCCGAGCGGATCCCCGCTAAGGATATTGCTACTGGAAAGGGTACGGTACACCGATTTCGCCGTGGAAAAAACCACGCGCCGGAAAATATCCCCCTTGGATCCACCATGCCCATGCTGCTGGCTTCGAGGTTTAGCCGAGTCCGCACGAAAACCAACGTTGTTGTTCGAGTTCCCGCGCACATTGTTCAGATTCAGCATCCACACCCCAGCGTTACTGCCGTTGTTCCAGTTGCCACCCGCAATCGGACACATGTTAAGATATCTCCCGTTTGTGTTACTTCTTGTCTCGATCGGCAACAATCCAGCCACCGATCATCCTGCCGAGCTCGTCGACCAGCGCCGACAGCACGAGGTATCTGTGTTCTCCCCGGCCTTTGTCGTTATCCGTTGCGCCGTCCCTGTAGCCAAAATACCCGAGCTCGCCGGCCAGCCGTATCAGCATCCGTAACTGTTCATGGCGAATATCCAATCCGGTCAGCGTGGTCTTTTTGTGATATCGCTTCTGACACTCGACAATCATGCCATACATCTCGTATGCGGCCCGGCGGATCTCTAAGGCCAAGCCTTGCCGCTCGTGCTTTGGGAAATGGTTGAGGTAGATATTCATGAGCCTTGCAAACTCAACGAATTTCTTATCCAAACCAGCTTCAGAATGTAACCCCATCGCTATCGCTCAGGGTCTCAGAGATACAAGGCCGCACGAAAACCAACGGAGCTGGTCGAGAGCCCGCGCACATGGTTCAGAGCCAGCAGCCACACCCCAGCGTAACTGCCGCTGCCCCAGCTGCCACCCGCAACCGGACACACGTCCTGCAGCGTATGCTGATAAAAATAATCCGCACCGAACAGGTTTGAGCCTGATGTGCTGACGCCACCCGCAATCGGGAAACCCAAACCGGTGAGCGTCCAGTCGTTTCCGGTGACTGCCGGGGAGAGTACCTGGCTGTCACCACTGCCGAATCTCTGACCAAAAACGTTGCTTGGGTATGTGGTAGCAAGTTTGACATTGACATCGTCAAAGTTGGCAGCCAGACCAACAGTGCCCCAGTGGTCAGTGTCTACGGTGTTGCCGCCGGTAATGTTTTTGATTACCGCATCGGTCTTCAGTGCCTTGAACGTACCAGCCAGAATGTGCCCATCAGATGAGTAGGCGGTAAAGCCGGTGGAGTCAACTCCGTCCAGTGATATCGTGTCGGCACAATAGAACGTACCGTGACGTAGCCACCAGCCTGCACACTGTGGCCGACGACCGTCAGGACGCACGGGTTTGCCTGGGTAGCCCCGGTAATATTTGTCTGCGGTGCAACACATGTCAGTCCGGGAGAGATCTCGTACATATTGCCGTTGAGGTCGGCAACACCACACGCCTGACCGTTGTGTGTGGTGCTGGCAAAAGGCAGGCCCGATCCGGTCAGGCCGCAGTTGGGATACCCGTCCGATGTGTAGGAAACCGTTGCGTCGTTGACATCACCCAGGGCGTTATTGTTGCAGCCCTTGGGGAAATTCGTTACCCCAGCAGCATCGTACCATGCGCACCATGTCGCCGCTGCAGCCGCCTGTCCGTGGGCTAGTGACAGCAAGGCCAGTGCCGAGTTGATAAACAGGCTCTTCGGGAAAAATCCAGCGCCCCGGGTCTTGCTGGCAGCAAATGCCCCGAAGTAACTATTCGGCGGCGCACCCGTCAAATCAGAGAACGGATTGTGCGCAGAGCTTGAACTGAGCGGCGCGCCGTTTTTTATGGACGACGCAATGCCGCCATTGTTCGAAGCCAGATATTTATCGACAAAAAATCCCGGCTGAACAACCCCTCCGTCGTAAAATGCCCGATGTAGGGCGTACCCTGCTGCGTTGGCAGTAGCTACGGCGTCATAGTAACTGTATGGTCGTACTGCGACATCGTTAACAGCCAGACCGTTGGTGCCGTCACCATAGAGATAGTAAAAAGCCGGTATCCAACACATGATAGAACCATCAGAATACTGATAGTTACCATAATTGTCTGAGGCTGCGTCTAACGTACCCGTCATGGTAGTCATACCTACAGGGAGTGTGCTCGGACATATACCTACACCAAAACCTTGGCTACCTGGAGTGCCAATACTATTGGAGAACTGCCGTATCCACCCAATATCTATCAAACCATCAGCATTAGCTATGGGGATTTTTCCAGGACCGGGAACCAGGCTTGCGGCATCGCTCAGCACACCCTGTGCGGCCAGGAGGCTATCTTCCGCAAGTGTCTCTGAGGGTAAAAACCCAGCCTGACCTTCAGCATCTATAGCCAGTATCTTTGCATTTGCTGATGCTAAAGGTGGACCGTTTGTATCAAAATTTGGCATGTCATACTCCCATGTAGGCTGGAACACCGTTTAATAGCACGGCATTGTAATCAATTGTTATCGTTTCGACTGTCTTTGATCCAGGAGTACCGGAAAGCCCTCTACGGAGAGAATCCACTCCATTGTATACTGTAGGGACAACCGTTGATCGAATCGATGAGCAGTCCATTAGACAGTTACCTTGTAAGCGTTAACAGATCCGGAAACACCACCGCGCAACCCATAAACACCGGGCATGGTGGCAACAGCGTCGAGCCGGTCTTTATTCAAGACAACCTGCCCCCTCCCATCAGTCACCGGTTGCCAGCCAGTGCCGGCCATGTTCCTGCGCACAAGCTGTAAGTCGTCCGTCTGGTCGGATATTTCAACCACAACACCTATCGGCGTATCAAAATCAACCACCTCGAACGTATTAACACCAACAGTCGGGCTGATGGAGCCTGTCGCAGCAGTTAGGATTGGCGTGTTCATTACTACCTCGCTTTTTTATTATCCATGTAGAATACTTACCCGAAAATCAAGACAAACTCGTCGTCTTCATTGCCGGAAAACCCTAACTCGAGACCATAGCTGGCCATGCCGCTGCGGTCCTGGTAACCGTTGCCGGTGAAAATCACTTCAGGTGCGCTGAGCATAACCACCTTGCCCCTGTCACCGTTCGTTTCGTAGCCGACACAAAACGACATAAACTTAGCATCGCCTTTACTCCAGGTCGACCACGGATTAAAGCTGGCAAGATCATCGACAAGAGGATCGACACCACCTGTTGGGTTACGATCGGTGATACCGACCTCACCGGAACACTCAGCCGCATTGAGGTTGGGTATCAGGGTAACAACCGCCCCCAAATCAAAGTTGAACCGGGTGAAGCTTGGCCTAAAAACACCTGTTAAACCAACACCGGCCCCCCCATCATCGGCAATAACCAGATTCGACCGGCAGACAGAAGGCGGTGACCAATCCGGAAAGGTGATATTGGCAATGGGATCAAGGTCGGCGGGATCTTTCCACAGGCCGGTGTAATTAAAATCCAGTTTGGGAACGGATCCATCTTCAAGCGTCAACTGAAAACTCCCCAGGGCGCCCGGTGTCTCATGCCGGATGTCGTCCACCTGATAGTGCATGGTCAAAGACCCATCGACTATCGTTTGAAAATCAGAGGTTGGCACGCATCAAGGTTGCATCACCAGGTAGAGTCGTTAAAACAGCTGCCGTTTTAAACAGGACAGCAACCATGTCATTATAATTGGTGTCACCGTCAGAGTCTTTACGGCGTCCCAGGCCGACGACTTTCGCCTCAAGCTCCAGAGCACCAACGACCACCCAAATATTTTCGTACAGGGCAAAATCGGTGCAATTCGAGGCGTTAACCAACTCGAACAAGCGGGGCTGTATCATGGTCGCGGCATTATCGCCGTCAGAGTCAACCCATTCCATAGAGGCAGCTTTTACACCACAGCCTTTAAGCAGAGAATGCAGGAAAAAACTCGCCCCAGGATCAACATCGTTGTTGTTGCCCTTCAACTCGGTGCCGAATGAAATCTCGTTCAATTTCCGGCCAACATTCGGAGCCGTCTTGGTGAAAGATGTCCGAACAAAATCCCGAGAGATTTTTTCGCCAGTCGGGTTCAGAGATGGTGCTGAAACAATCACCCCCTGATAATTCGTGTTGTCATACGGAGTAGGCGGAACACCATAATTCCCCGCGCCCTCTTCGCCGATCAACAGTGCCATTTTATTTGTAAATTTACGTGCCATTTCAAGCGCCCCCTAAAAGGTTTGTGTAATGTCTCAAAGTAAAATCCAACCGCGCAACACCAATCGGCGGCGCAAATCCAACAGAAAAGCCGATAACGGAAAAAGCATTAGCGGACGTATCGGCACCGTTCCACCGTATATCATTGACCACCCCGCCAAGGTGGATTGGGTGATCGAACAGGCATTTCAAGACTTCTGCCTGTAGGTTTTCCAGCTCAGTCGATGGGGTATACTGCTCATAAACATAGCAGAACACGGAAACCATCCTGTCCACCATCTGGCTATTGGACTGCAGCATCTTTTCCAGTGGCTGGACACTCCCAGGGATAACCAGCAGTGCCGGAAACCGTTGCCCGATCTCGTCAGGCCACTTAAATTGCCGGTCAACGTAGGCCACATCAAGAGTAAAGCCATTCGCCGTGGTGATCGTCTCCAGCCGGGTTTTCAATGCTTCAAGAACATCATCGCCCTGGCTCATTATCGCACCAAAAGAATTGATCTCGAGACGAATTCCGCCCCGGTACCTTCGTCGGAATCCAGGCCAACCGTCAGTTGCAGGTTGAACTCTTCCTCAAACCGTTTCCGGTAATCTTCACTTCTGTCGCCCTGCGCCCCGGACCCCATGGAAGCCAACTCATCGAAGATATGGTACAGGGTACGAAAACAACTCGCCCTGCGCAGTTGTTCTCCCCCCGTGACTGTCAGCCTAGACGCATCGATTCCTTTCGCCTTGAGCCGTAAATCGATGTCCTCTTTGGTAAGGTCATGCTTCTCGGACCAATCACCATCGCTGGACAGTTCCAGAATTCTTTTTTCGAATTTTTCAAGATCCGCATCGATCGAGTACGCCATAACATCACCACCAGAAATAAAAAAAGCCGGGTTTCGGGTAAAACCCAAAAACCCGGCTATCGGTCAAAGATCAGACCCGGTAAAAACCAACACTTACCCGTTTGTCACCATCTTGACAATCCGGATATTCTTTGCATCCCATACCCTGGACCAGTTAGCAGCCAGGGCAAGATTGGCATTGCTCGGGGTTTCTTTGGTCACAGTCGTATTGGTGAACTTGATCCCACGGGGATGCAGGATAAAGTGCCGACGATGGAAGATCTCGGTAATACCCCGTTTTGCCGTTCGCTCGGTCTCAAAAGGCACCTTCGGAGCACCCTCGCCGCGGGCAATAGCACCCTGGCCAAAGAGATACGAGGTGTAAGCCTTTCCACCGGTAACATTGGCAACCGGGCAGGTATCATCGACAATGATCCTACGACCAAAGACGGTTGGGATTCCCCGGGCGGTCTGGTTCGGCGCACCAACCTGAACAGAGCTGGTACCATCGGAGTTGGTGGTTTGAACGTATTCAATCAAGCCGCTCTTTTCCATGTTGTGATACGGTACGGAATGCATACAAAGAGCAGTCAGTTTGTCGTGCGCATCACCGAGTTTTGCCTTGCCATCGATAATCGTTTCCCCGTTCATAAAGTTCAGCGGGGTGGTACCATTCGCGGTGACATCGGCCTCATGCACATCGTAAATCAAATCACTGGAATTATCGGCAGCGTTGGCCAAAAAGATGCCGTTTAGAATAGCAATCAATATCCGCTGTTCTTCACGAGCCCAATAGCCGCCGATCATCGAGGCAAGAGCGTCAACAGGATCATCACCGGCAAGAGCAGCAGCTAAATCGGATGCACCCCAGGCATTTTCACGCATGAGTTTCACCGCCACATCGCCGCTTTGGTCAATGGCGTAAACGGTCGTATCGGCAGTATCATCAATAACCTGAGAGTCCTGGTCAACATCCTTCCAAAAAGGCATGGTGATAAGCGTACCGCCCTCTTTGGCCTTGGCATCAAACACCGGATCGGTATCGATAATACCAGCAGCAACGAGAGCAGATTTTTTGGTGGAATATTCAACAACGTGGGGAAGGAATTCTTCGGGAACAATCGTCAATCCACCGGCAAGAGTAACAGCCATACGTTTACCTCAATTGGTAAAATTTTATTAAACAGTCGCCGCTTTCATCCCCGCCTCGGCTTTCATTTTCGTCGCCAAGGTGGAATTTTCAGCAGCAATTTTGCTTTGCAAGGTCAGGTTACGAGTTTCGGCCTTCCAGGGATTGACAGCACCGCCGCCGCCCGTGGACCTATCACCAAACCGTGCACCCGTCCCGGTATGACCAGGATCACGGGCAATCGTGTCTTTGTACGGAGATTGATCGACTATCATTTCAATCGCTTCATCAAACGTGGCCAGTTCACCCGGTCGCTTTTTCGAGTACAGCTCATTGCCGTTCAGCTTGGCAACGATAGAACCATCCTCTTTCACCTCAAAATTTGCCCCGAAATACGCCTCGGCAATCTCTGCCGGCAGCACCGTGTTTTTCGTGATAAACTCGGACCCGGAAAACTTTGACGTGATGGCCAGCTTGCGTATGACCGCATCTTTTTCGGAAAGCGTCTTGTCTTTCTCAGCGATTTTTTCAGAGAAGGTTTCGGTAATCTGATTTTTGATCTGCTCGATCTGCTCTTTCGCGTCCTTGTTGTTGTCGCGGAACGCCTTCAGTTCCTTAACCTCATCAAGATCGACACCCTCAAACTTGGCCAGTGCTGCTTTAGCCTCTTTCGCCTCTTTGCGGTGTTTGGCGGATTCAGCATGCAACCCGGAAAGGTTCTGAGGAGCCAGAAAAACAACTTCCTCGTCCTTTTCGTTGAGCAACACAATGTTTTCGTTCTCAAAAACAAGATTTCCTTCACTGTCGGTTTTCGCTTTGAAAGGCATGGTCAACATCTCCGTGGGCATCTCGCCCGTCTTTTTGGCATCTCGCCGTGGATCGATTCGGCATCTCGCCGAAAAAAGTTTCTATTACCCCTGGATGATAGGCGATTTGTTTTTTTCAGTCAAGGCTTTTTTACTGCGCTTCTGAAAGGGAAAAAGCTGTTTTTTCTTCCCAGGCTTTTCCAGCCGTTCGAAACACGCTCAAGCGACATAGTAGTTGTTTTTATTCTTTACATTCTTGTCTGTGGACATCTGCTGGACACCTGCTGGACACCAACCAGGCATTTACAAAAAAATACACTGTAATTCCAGCACATTAGTTGCCAAAACTGCTGGACATCATCTTTTTGTTTTTCCTGTTAGAACCTAACAGGCTACTATAATGATTTATTATAGTTATTTCAGTCGTTTTTATCCATTCATTGTCCCTCAAAAACATTGCTGCATTCTCGTAAGTAGCTGATATTGCTTTGTTGGACATCCACTATAAAAAACAACTGCTGGACATCAAGTCGCTTTTGCTTTGAATATGTTCAGCCATTCAGGGTAGATAAAAGCCTAAACTGCTGGACATGAAATCACCTTTTCACCTGCTCCATTGGCCTAAGTGCTTGATATTACTTTGTTGGACATGGAATTGCGGTTTAAACTGCTGGACATAAAACAGGTGTGTCTCTAAATTTATCCATTTATTCCAGTCAGTTAAACATTATTCCTGCTGGACATTTGCGTGGTTTTTTGGACCCGCATCTGCTGGACACTTGCTGGACATCAACTGCAATCCAGAACTGCTGGACACGAAAACAAAGCCAGTTGATTTATGGCCCACAATAACAGGCACTTATGCACCAAAACTGCTGGACAACTGCTGGACATGAAATGGATATTTCCAAATATTTAACCAATAATAGCAAGTAGTTAATCGAGAAAACTGCTGGACATCAAGTATGCAAGGGAAAATGGCACAAAAAAGCCCCACGGGTGCAAACCGAAGGGCTTTAAAAGTTAAGAAACTACTTTAAGTTTTTTACTCGATAGACTCAGCAAGCAGGGGAATTCCGTGAAGGGCCTGCTGCATAAACTCCCTTTCACTTAAGGTCAGGCTGCCTTTATCAAGCAACAGCTCAACCACCTTCGAGATGCCGATAATGGCCGTGGCCTTCTTCTGGTTCTCGGTGGGTGCATACTTTTCCGCCTGGCTGTTTTTTATCATCACCATTGAATTTTTCATGCCGCCACCTCTATCAAATTGCTGGATATTTTAGCCAAACCCTTTGCCGTGACAAGAACCTGTTCGATTATACGCTCCTTACCGGTATACACGTCCGTAACAGTCGTAACCTTATGCGTCACCAGGCCCTGTTGAATTTTCTCCTGGTAGGCGATCCAGCCCTTTCCTCCAGGTCTGCGGTATATCCACTTGTTTGAGCTGAGAAAAGAAAACAGTTCTTTCGGGCGAACCTGCAAAATCTTGGCAGTATCGGTAATGCAATTGGTGCCGTCAGCGGTCGATATACGGTCCAGGGCTTCAGCTTTCGGGGTGAGGATTTTCTTCTCTTCCTCAAGAGCGAGCACCTTCTCGGTATAGTTGAGTAACAGGCCGCGCATTGCTGCCGGATCGTTCAGGGTTTGGATTGGGTCGATTGGCTTTACTGTCTGCGCTTCCAGTTCTTGCCAGCGATCAACAAGACGGGCTGTGAACTCAGGGGAAAGTTGAGCAACTACAATGTAAGTATCTCTTTTGTTGGATGAATCAAAAACATAAGACTTTACTTTCGTGGGTAGACCTAAGTTGTTGTTTTTCTCGGAAACCTCAATTTGAGGATGCCGGATAACCCCTTTCTCTGCTAATTTCTCAATTGTTCTTTTCACATTGTCGTGACGTTTTTCAACCAGTTCAGAGATTTCTAAGCTGGTCATTGTTACTGCGGTGTTGGTAGTAATTAAATTCATAGCGAGCTCCCTTTGTAAAGGAATTTAGAAATTCCCCGCCCCCTGCTACCAAACAAAAAGGGCGGAACCATGTAGGTTGGTAGACCGGACAAAGGGACCGGCGAGCCTTTCAGCTCCCTACATGGCCCCACCCAAAAAGAGCAATGCCATGA